CCTTGACTTAATCTAGCTTTAGCTCCAGCAGAGCTTGCCTTACTTGCAATAAATTCTTGATCTTCTTGTGATAATCTAGGGCCGTACTTAACTCCTAAATCAACCAATTCTTGGAGTGCTATTTCAATTTTGCCTGACTCACCATTAGCCACAGCTACTTCAAGTTTTCCTTTTAATTCTGCAAACTCAATGCCAGCCGCTTTTTCTTGTCCAGCAATTGTGGCTTGAGCTAGCTCACTAGCCTGTCTTGCTTCATTTTCTATTAGCTGTCTTCTAGCTGCTTCTTCAGAAATATTTACATTTCTTGTTGTCGTTAAAGTTTCCTTAATACCCTTAGCAATAAGATCTCTATCTTTAAGAGGTATATCAGACTTAATGATTTTAGTTAAAGATTCCTTTAAAGCAGGGCTGCCAATAGCATTTAACTGATCTAAGTTTTTCGTAGTAATAGCAAGCTGTATGCGCTCAACGTCAGCGTCAGAAAAGTCTTGCTGTGAAATGTTACGATTAAGAACATCTACAAGTACGTTAAGAACCTGATTGGTGTATTCTTGCTTGGCTTGAGATGGTGCATTCTTAACTTCAGGAGAATTTTGTAAGTAATTTAAAACATAATCAGTTTGATCTTGCAATGTGCTAAGCTTATTTGCTCCTGCCACCCATTGATCAAAATGGCCGAATTTGCTTTCTACATATTCATCTGCAATTAACTGTTGGTTTTCATCTATTAAATCAACATTGCCACTAAATTTGCTAGCTAATTTATCTAAATTAACGCCACCACTTGTTGTATGTAGTTTACCAACTTGCGCCCTTAAGGCTGGATCTGTAACTAAACCAATTAAACTTGGATCTAGTATTGCAGCTTCAATCGCAACTGTTACTGACTTAGGCATATTTTCAGTTTGTGTAGAAAGTTTTGTGGCAATTCTTCCAGCTGCTACTAATCTAGCTTTATCTAAATTTTCAATGTACTGAATTTGATCGCCAGTAACTTTAAGCTGAGTATCAGCTTTTTCTGTGAAGTCTTTAAAGAGTACATCAAAATCTTCTTGTTTAACGTTTGAGTTAATTTCAACTTCGCGCAGCGCTTTAAATGTTTGCAGCTTTGCAGAGCTTTCTAATTGTGCTTGCGCTGCTTTTTGCGCGGCTACAGCTAAGCTAAATTCAGTTCTTGATATTAGCTCACGACCAGATTCATCAATTATGTTTTGATATTGTGGCCCTGCATTTTGCTTCATCTGCCCAACGTATCGGGCCATCATTTCAGTGTACTGATTTGGATTAGGATACTTTAAAGATATCTCTCTAGACTTTTCTTCAATTTCAAATTGAACAGATGATATAAATCTTCTTTCAATTACCTCTTCTCTAGCTTGCCTTGCAATTCTGCCCATACCTCTAGGGGCAGTTAAAGCCACAGGCTTTTGTGTTTCTGGATCAAAGGTAGTTATTTCTGCGCGATCAACAGCCATGCCAGCATCAATGCCCGCATCTCTAGCGTCTTCTCTTAAATTTTTATATGAGATTTCTGATAGAAGCCTAGCAACTTCAGCTACAGATTTCCAAATCTCATCCTCACCTGTGTCGGTGCGAACAACACCGATTGGTTTATTTACGAATTGAGTTTGCTGTCTAATAACTGCCATATTACTAAGATCCTGTAGGTTTTCCGCTACCTGTTGAAGTTTCGCTAACTCTATACAAAGTATTTGCAGCAGTAATCATTGCTGAAAGCTGACCGGCGCGTAATAAATTTTTAGATCTAGCCCTGTCTGATAAAATGGATATGCGTGTTTGGCCTTGCTCAAGTTGAGATTGAGTGCTGTTTCTTGATATATCTCTGGCAACCAATTTTTCTTGACCGCCAAGAAATGCCCCAACAGTTGTATAAGGTGAAGCTTCTATATCTCGCATTGTTGCAAACAATGCTTCATTAGTTGCTAAAGCGTTTTCAAACTCTTCAAGCCTTGATGTTGCGCGCTGAGAAGCTTCTACCTTTTGAAGCTTTAAATCTATTTCTCTTTGTTTAGCCTGTTGTTCTGCATTAGCAGCTGCAACAGCGGCTTGCTCTTGTTGCGCTTTCATTTGAAGAGCGCCGCCGACTATTGTTGCAAAAAGTTGTAAACTCATTAGAAGACAAGCTCCGCTATAATTCCATTTACTTGCATAGATAATGGTGCAGATTGTGTAATCTCTACTTGAGGATCACGATTATACCCCATTAATCTAAACTCTTTTTTACCAGTAAACGGCGATAACTGTTGTGACAAGTCATCTGTTACCTGCCTAATTACTAGATTAGTTCCATTTACGCTTGCTGATAGCGTGGTGTTTAAATCAACAATAACGCTTGCAAGGCTTCGTGGGCGACCAGTAACAGGCCCACTTCCAGACTGAACGTCTATCGGGTTGGTCTTAAGGTTAACATTAAACTTATACCCAATCTCAACGCTTGTTAGCGTGTTATCAATTGAAGAAACATCTACATTCCCAGACGCAACAGTAAACTCGCCAACATAGTTATTTCCGCTAATAACATTAACAACAGCACCGTTGGCAAAATTGGCAGATACATCAAAGACACCAGCCGTGCCGGTATATGTTCCCGACATATCTGTATTGTAAGTAGAATCAAATTCGCAAAGATGAATCTTTTGAGTTCCCGCGCCAGTGTTAAAAACAACATTAGCAAACACCCTGTCATCTACAGTTATACAAGAATGAAACTTACCTTGGCTTGTAAACTCAGCCCAGCCAGCGCGTTGCTCTCCTCTGTTAGAGTTGAACACTGCCATTGTGCCATCGGCGTTAACAATAAAGACATAGCTCTCAGAGCGATCTATAGCGCCGTAGAGAGTGTTCATCTCCACAGGCGTCTTGATTAGATGGGAAGACAAAGACGATACTGGTACGGCAGTATATGCGGCCTCAGCGTCAGAGAACAAATACTCCCTTATAATTGCTCCACCCTTTTGCACAAACAACGTTGCGCCATCAAGAGATTGAGGTCGAACAAAATCTACACCAAATGGTGTTTGCCTTCTAACTTGCGCGTTAGTCGGCGTTAAAGGCTGATTGGTGAAAGCCGGAACATACATTTCCGATGTACTGGTAAACACTTGTAGATCACGATTAGAAACAATGTGACGGATTTGGTTTACTTCACCAACGCTTGCAGTCAGATGAATAGAATCATTATCTCGCCCTTCATATATATTAAAGTTATAATATGAAGCTGATTTGCTAAACCAAATAGTATCTGGCTGCGCTAATGTCCCAGCAAATACTAATCTGTTCTGATGAAAGGTAACTGCAGAAGGATAGCCACGAAGAGCAGAGTAAGATTGCTCTGCCCAAATTGCAGTAGGCGCATGAGTCTCCAACTTTGGCGTACCGCCACCATCAACAGATTCATTTGCATTAGCACCAGCTGCAAAAATAAATGTATCATCATCAACAATAGAAGCTACAGTTCTTGTGCCATTAATCTGATTGTTAGATATACCGCCAACAGAGCCAGCGTGAGAAACAACAATGCTGTCGTTTACCTTCATGCCATGATTAACAAACGTAACTTCAATATCAGCATTGCCCTCAGTTGTTCTAAAGGCATTTGGCTGAAGGTGCGTTTCTAGTTTATCTTGAACTGTGCCAGTCGCTTGGGTTGTAGATTGAACGGATGTTATTTCTATCTCTGCTTTTCGATACTTTAATGTAACGCCAACATGCAAAGAATCAGGGTAATTACCACCAGACTGACTGCCGGTTATATCAAAATAAGGCTCACTTGTTGTAAGAGTAACACCGGTTCCAGTTGTCGCTGACGGATCTAATGTAACGTCAAGCGGATGAAAGCTATAATAAGGTTGATAGATTTCAGTAGTGTCCGACTTTACATCAAAGATAAAGGTTTCTACTTGAAATGTAGTTAATCCAGTACGCACAATTTGTTGCGGCATAAATGTAGGGTGGCATATAAACATCACATCGCCAGCTTGAGCGAAAGTAAACTCATGCATATAGGTATGAGTAAACTTTAGCGCGGCACTGTTTGTGTCTTGTGTAATAGTTTGAATTAAAGAAACAGCCCCAGTAGATGCATTGATCTGAAAGATCCTCAGCTTTTGATGCTCCATAGATATAATATAGCGCTCATCATCGGAGAAGATAAAAGGCAGCAAGCGAGATTGCTGTACTTTTGTGGCGTCATAGGTAGTGTCAAACGCGTAGATGTTTTGCAAACCAGCGCGTTTAATAACACCGCCTTCAGCGCGTAAGAACAAGTTCTCAACCCTTTGCGCCGATGCTGTATATACAGCTGTATCAGTCCTTGAATACAACGATGGGCTAACTTCACCAAACTGGAAGTTAGTTATGGGTACTCTTACTTTCTGCATTAGCTACGCCTTTGCGAGACAAAACGTGTTGTCAAAAGCTTTCTTGTTGTCTGTTGCTGCGCGTCTAGGTTTCTGGCTTTAATCATAGCCATCTGACCCTTTTGCTCCATTAAAGATGACAGACTGGCATCTCGCGCAAGCGCTACAGCAAACACAGCAGCAAGCTCATACTCTACTGCCATTACAAAGTATGAAGGCCAATCAACTTCTTCAGCCCTAAATGTGTAGTCAAGTATTAATGTTTCGTTTGACGTAGCGTCACAAAAAACTTTATTACCGTAGGTCTGATATTCAATTGGGCTATCGTTAATTGTAACCGCATGAACCATTAAAGAATCGGACGGAAGCTGATAGGCAGCATCATAACGTCCTGTTGGTGTATCTGATAATCTATTTAAAACTGATTGATTGGTCGCAAAGCGCCACCTACAGTTTACCAATGAAGACCTAGCAACGTCTTCATACATATTGGAAGCAACAAGCGCTTCATTGTTCCCATCATCAAAAGATGTAATTGGCTCTGCACCTATCAAGATAAGAGCGCGGCTTGATACATCTACCGCTGAGTTTGCTGAAGTACTTGTTACTGCCATGTAAAAGTATGGGGGCTTTCGCCCCCACCCCTATTAATCGCCGTCAGTTTCAACGATGGCGGTGCCATCTGAAACATCAACAACTGAGCCAGTGTTTGATAACACATTAACAAAGTGTGTTGTTGGCGTGTTTGTGTCTACACAAATAACTACGTAACGAATTGCAAGCATGTTTGCCGCATCGTTAAAGTAGCCAGCAGTATTTACTGCAGCGATTGCATCCGCTGAAGTGTAGAACCAGAGAGAGCCATTAGACGCACCAGCAAGGCGAGTCAGATTTGCTGCATTATAAGCCATGTTCAGACCCCTTATGTGTTGTTATCTAAGAGTTCATAGATACCGTTGTCATCAATAACAACAGAACCCATAGACATCATAGATGTTGCAAGGTGAGAAACTTTCTCAGGAACATAGTTGATCTCAGTTGAGACATCAGAGTTGATGCCCAAACCAATCGCAGTTGTGTGGTAACACATGCTCTTACCAGCAGCGACAGCAGATGTTGAAAAGATCTTGAAGCCCAAGAATTCTTTCATTGTCATGCCGCCAGCATATGGCAAGTTCTGCTCTCCAACAAAGTCAGAAGAAGCAAACTCTGTGATGGCAAACAAGTCAGCATAACCCTTTGGATGCATAGCAATATAGCGCTGTCCATCTTCTGGAAGATCTGCTGATCCAAATGTTTCAAATACAGACAGTAGGTCTGCTTTTTCAACAGCTGAACTTGTATCATGGATTTGAGTTGAGTTTGCACCCGCGTCCATTGCCGTAATCAGAATGCTATCAGTTTTGCGACCAAGTGCGGCTGCGGCTGATTGTGCAACAGCTTGACGCTCATTGATGTTGATCTTCAACTCATCAAGTTTATCAAGATATTCTGCTGCATAGTAATCTGACATCGTTGCCTCAACAGTAGTGTGAGCCAATTCCATCGGAGTTACATTGCCGTTGCGTGACTTAGTGCTTGCTTCAGCGGTTCCAATTTTTTGGAAACGTACAGTCGAACCAGTTACATTGGCAGTCCGTACAGTATTACGCAGTTTGGAACCCATACGCTGATACGCCATATGCACATCGGATTCAAACTGCTTGATGAAGGCTTGATCAATAGTATTAGCCATTTCAAGAAGTCCTTTTTAAGGTTGCATTTGGTATCGTGGGTGTCCGTTTATCACTTCAATGCAGGTGTCCTAGCGGGCTGCTCAGTGCATTACGGGCCTTGATGTTTCATGTGAAACATTTTTTTTACTAAAATTGCAACGTACAAATTCAACATAATCATGATTATTTGATGTTTGTACCCCGATAGCTTCAAATCCAAGCCATGTTGCCCACTGAACCATAGCTTCATTCTTAGCTAAAACAGTCATAGACATATTCATTTCGCTTTGATCAAAGAAGCTCATGAGCATTTTTGAACCTCTAGCTAACAGCTTAAAGTTATCTTTAACCTTATCTGAGAACAGGGCAAACATTTGGGGAAACTCAGTATCACCATTGCTATAGAGTATGCCACCAACAAATATAAGTGGCTTGCCAGTGCGCCGCACAACGTAAGCTTGCGCTGTTTCGCTCATAACATTGAAGACTTCATCAAGATCTGTATGCCCTAGCATAGCAAGCTCTTCTTTGTTTTCATCGGATAGATTTTCTTTAAACTCTTCCCGATGAAATGATTTAAGGGGCGTCATGTAGTAGTCGCCCCTTGTTAGTATTTTTACCTCATCATCCATACAGACGCTTAAAGCCTTCATCTACTTGCTTAACAAAATGAGAATCGCGCTTTGATGCGTTCCAATAGCGCTCATCTTTCATCATTTCTTCTAAACTTTGCTGTGTTATCTGAGATGATGGCTGCGCGTCTGTTGTTGGTGACGGATCTCTAGTCGCTTCCATTATCGCCTCAAGGGCGATAATACCGTCTGCTGTTTCACACATCCGTTCAATTGCTGGCAGTGCATCCGCAGGAAAGAATTGATTAGCAAATAAAGAAGCAGCTTCAATGCGCTGACTAGCATTGTCACCAAGTCTTTCAGCTTCAGCCTCAAGATCTGGCCCATCACCGAATGCCTTAGCATACATCTCAATGCCTTCTTGAAACTCGTCTTGGCTCATGCCGCTTTCAAACGCGTGAGTAGACCACCAATCAAGAAGGTCATTATCAACAGAGCTATTTTCATCAATAATATCAGGCAGTACATACTCAC